AACCCAGCGTTGCCTGAGTCGTACCAGACCTCCACCGAGTTGGTGCCATACAGCCACACTTCACGGTGATCGACGATCATGCTGATCAAGTTGTCCGGCGCGCCTTCGGCGCTGGCAAAGTCCAGCGGGTCAACAGATTGACCGTCATACAGGCTGGTGACCCACAGCTTTTGGCTGTTGGGCTCAATGAACGTGAAGTACCCGTCGATGAATCCAACGGTCAGCGCCCCAGGATAGTCAGGGTCTGTGATCTGCGCAAACACGTCGGTGTTGGCGTTGTAGATGTAGCCCGGCCCGTTGGCCGCAATGAACATCTGGATGCCGTTGTCCGCAATGCTGACCGGGCCCGTGTTTGCAATCGTGCCCAACAACGTGGTGGTGTAGTTGGGCGCCATCTTGTACAGCTTGCTGCCGCTGACCACGTACCCATACCCGCCAAAAGTCCACAGCCCACGAATAGGCCCAGTGCCAATCGTGGCCAGCAAGCTCAAGCCTGGGCAGCGTTGCAGGTAGGCGGGCTCTTTGCCGCCTTCTGGGACGACTTCAGGGAAAAGGTTGACCATGCGGTTGTCCGCAGCATTGACGCTGCGGGCAACATATGCACTTCCAAGTATTGGGGTCTTCATTTAATACTTAATAATTACCAGCATAGATGTTGAAGCGCTGGCGGTTAGCCACGATGGCGTAAGGCATCGACATGACATCATCGGGATTGTTGATGCGCTTCAAGTTGCGCTTGCTCGTCATCGCAATGCGCTGCACTTGGGGGCTGGGCTCGACGCCAAACTCAGGCGCAAACTCCATGGCCAAGTTGAACGTGAAAGCACGCAAATACCCAGGCGGGTAATACAAGGTTGTGGACAGATCAGCCGGGCGGTCTAACTCTTGCACGCTGATAAAGTGCCATTCAAGATCGCGTGTGGGCCGGGGGTAAACCGTCATGTCCACGTTTGGAAACGTCATGTTCACAAACATCACTTGCGGGTACGTGGAGGTTACGGTCTTGACCGCAATGCCGTCATACTGCTGCTGGTTGATGAACTTGATGCCAAACGACACGTTTGTGCCGGGGTCGCGGTAGTAGGTGGCGTCGTCCATCAGGACAGGGCGCAAACCAACAAAGTCACCGGTTGGGCCAAGGGTGCGGTTAATCTCGCCGGCAGGCCATGTAAAAACTTGATCTTGGGTACAGAAAACGGACAGGCGTTCGGTGTTCCAAGAGTCGATCATTTGGTTGAGCGCCATCATCGCGTCTTGCGATACTGATGCCCCTGGCGTTTCGCCTTCGGCCAACACACCGAGCAATCGTAACGACCTGTTGATTTGTTCGGCAGTGGTATAGGTGGCCATGTTTACGCTCCTTGTTCGACCGCCTCAACAGTAGGACGGCTACGTCTACGCTTTACTTCCTGTGGAGCCGCCTCTTCAACAACAGGCGTGTCAAGAGTATAGCGTGTCCAGCCGTTTTGTTCATCTGCTACGGCTTCAAGTTCCATGGTCGCAACCTTGGCGCCGTGGACGGGGTGGGACATGTAAATGACGGACATAAAAAGAAGGGGGTGGTTAGCCCCCTGGTTGGTTTAAGCAGTGATGCCGATGTTTTTCAACGCTACGCGGATAGCGTTGATGGCGGTGGCCAACTCAGTACCGGTGGCGGTATTGGTGACCGCCGTGATGGCAGCAGCTTGAGTGATAGGCGTAACACCGTAAAAACCAGCGGTGCCGCCGGCCTTACCCATGATTGCGCCATCGAGTTGCGGGTCTTCGTACGCAACGCCAACAGGTTTAGTGTTCGTAGGCATGATTGTTCCTTAAAAACGGGGGCCGAAGCCCCCATTAGGTTTAGCCCGCAATGCGGTACAAAGTCCAAGTGCCATCGCCGGTTTTACGTGCGCGGAACGTGGCGCCGGTGTTTTCCAACACCACCATGTTACCGAGCAACGTCCAACCAGTGGCGGTGGCCAAGGTGCATTGATATGCAGTGTCGTCAACCGCCACTGAAAAATCAAATGCAGAGTTGACTTTCTGGGCGCTGCTGATTGCAAGCTCCAGATCGGCAACGGTGGGCAGCGTAACCACGGTGTCAGCCGAGGTGTTGCTGGTGATCAACCCGTTGGCCATTTGAGCGCCGGTCAGGGTTGCGGTGGTTGCGGTAATCGCAGTGGGTGGGCCTTGAACAATCAGTTGGGCTTCATTGATGTTGCCCGCGCCGACTTGGTAGCCACCAGAACCGTTAGGTAATGCCATGATAAATTTCCTTGAAAAAAGATGTTACAGAGAAAGGGGCCGAAGCCCCGTTTCAGATCAACCCCACAGACGGCAAGCCATCTGAGGACGAATGGTGCTGTAGCCGTACAACACGTCGATACGGCAAGGCATACGGTCGTTGTTGATGTCGTACTGGCGAACCACACGCAAGCTGATGCCGTTGTGAACGGCACGCGCAGCCATGTCTACGCCCTGGGGCAGCAACAAGTCAGCGGTGGCGAACGTGATGGCGTCCTTGTGGTAGATCAAGTTCTGCGGGTACTGGGTGCTGGCCGTGCCGGTGAACACAACAGCCTTGTTGGTCGCAGGCAGAGTCAGCATGGTGGCCAGAGCGTGGCTTGCTGAGTACATGGGCGCAACGGTCACGGTAGCAGTCGTGGTGCTGGTCGAAGACGCCAAAGCCACGAACTGGAACAGCGAGCCGGTGGACTCACGGGTCTGCGGGTTCACCGCGTAGACATCAGCAATCGTGAACACGTCGCCGACGGCGATGGTTTCACCAGAGCCAACGGTCAACGTCAGCGTAGACGCGCCTTCAGAGGTCACGGCAGCAGCGGTCACAGTGCCGGTAGCGGCGCGGGTGCCAGTGGTGTGCTGCTTGATCGACTGAGACATGTTCACCTCGTCGAAGCCCAACACGCCCATGCCCATCATGCCGTTCTTGAACTGCTTGCTGATGGTGTCGGTGGGGTTGAACAGACCCTTCATGCCTTCAACCAAACCAGCGTTAGCGGCAGGGTTGACGGTGGCATAACGGGGGTTCATCACAGCGGCGTTCTCGTTCAGCTTCTGCTGGGCTTGCAACAGCACCAAAGAAGTCGAAGGAGTGGTGCCGGGGGTGCCCACAGAGTTACCAATGGATTTGTACGCATTGGCAACGTCAGCGTCGATGGAACTGGCCAACTGGCTGATACGAGGCTTCAACACGCGCTCTGCGAAGTCATCCAACTGCATGGTCAATTCAGCGGAAGTGAAGTTCACGCCGATATGCTTTTGGTTGTTCACAGTCAAGGTGGTGAACTGTTCGTTGTCGTCTTGAGTTTGCAAGGCGGCGCCGTCGGTCACCAAAGCGCGGTCGGGCAAGCGAATGCGCAGGGTCGAACCAATCTTGGCACCTTCAACAGCAAAGCTGTCGTCGTACTGACGGTTCACGTTACGGGTCAACACAAGGTTGTTTTCGAGAATCTCAAGCGCTTTGCGCGTGATCATGTCGATGGTTAAGATACTGTTAGCCATGGAAAAAATCCTTTAAAAAATTAGCGGTTTGCCTGCAACTTTTTCATCTGCCTAGCTCGTTCAGCTTCAATCCACTCCGAGGCGCTCATGGTCTTGGTAGACCGTGGGTCTGTCGTGTCATAGGCTGGTGCTCCAGAAGAGCGAGCAGTCACAGGTGAAATCGGTGCTGGCGCGGACGTGGTTCTTCTCGTTGGTGGATCGTTGGTCAACTTGGCCTCAATCCTCCCAATTTCCTTGGCCTGCAAGATAGGTGCAAGACGGGAGATTCGATCTGCTTCCTTGGGGTTCGCACCGAGGTAATAAGCTACTTCAGGGCCAACGTCCGAGGCTTGGATCGACTGAGCCATCACGGTCGTGATTGAAAGTTTCGGGTTGTACGCGACTTGTTCAAAGTCATCGTATTTGCTCCGAGCTTCTTCTTCCTTTTCGTGATATGTCTCAAGAAGTTCAGATTGCTGCCGGGCTTGCTCACGCTGGGCAATCAACTCTTCGGCCTTTTTGTAAGCCAATGCGTCTGCATAGGCTTCAGGGCTTTCAAACTGATCAACCGGCGGGATATGGGCTGGCGCCCTCAAAGTCTGCGCTTCCGCTTGCCTTTGAGCCTGTTCTCTTTCCCACTTACGCTGTTCTCTCGCAAGCCGCTTACCGATGGCAGCATCCAGTTCTTCTTGGGTAAAAACCCTTGAGTCCTTTTGCTCATCAGCGACTACCGGCGCATTTTCTACAGTCTCAGGAGTGGCCGTCACTTCCGGGGCTGGCGCGGAGTCAACTTCCGCTAGGTTTTGTTGGACTTCTTCAGTCATGTCAATGAATCCTAAGATTCCCCGGTGAACCCCGCCGGTAAGGTTTACTGCACAAACTCAACAATATCACCTACCGTCAATCCTGACAAGAAAGTGATTGTTGTTGAATTTGTTTCAATGTACTGTAGTGTAATGACTTTTTTCAAGCCATTGACGAAAACCTGCATGCTGTTGTTGCTGGTGGTGTAGTTCAAACCAGTGAACACAGTTTGGCCCGCCGTGGCCGTTTGATAGGACTGCGTGCCGCCAGAGCGGATCGCTGAGATGTTGTCCATCGTCCAAATTTGGACGTAGGCGCTGTTTTGAAGAACGAATTTGTAGGCGTTGAAGTTGGTCAGCCACACTTCATTGGGCGGTCTGCCAGCGCTGTCAAGGATGATCGGGTTGGGGTTTGCAACTGACCCCGTGTTGCTGGTGTAGGTCGTGGCTGGCGTGGTCGTGCCGGCAGCATACGAGTACAGCAGGCCACCCGTCAGTGGATTGCCACTGTCGTCGAAGAACTGCGAACCGGCACCGGCCAGGGGTGAAAGATTAACTGCCATTATGCTGCCGCCTGTAATGGTTCAAGGTTCTCAGAT